GATTAGATAAGAAAAATTTATCTGATGTAAAAACAATGGAGTGGGCAAAGGGAATTGATAAAAATGACCATGCTAAGATGGCTAAAGATAACATTAGACCATTTGAAGATATCTTCTTAGGTATCGGAGCTGATATACTTTCATTCATGAGTTCAGTACTTACTGCTAACCCCGATAAAGCAATTAGGGCTATGAAGAACCAATTGGATAAAACTATCAAAGATGTTAGAAAGAGTGGGGATGTAAAGAAGATAGCTAAACTTAAAATGGAACTACAACGATTAAAGGCAATTGGTGGAACTGATAAAATAGTTCCTAATGAGGGAATTGTATTTGTATATGGTGGTAAGACTTTCAAACTTACTGGAACATTCGCACCACTCAATCAGATTCTCGGTTTATTTTACGAATAGTAAAAAATCCAATACTTATATATATGAATATATAAGTTACAAAATATGGCTGAGAAAAAATTTAAGAAAAAATTCATGCACCCAACTCGTAGGAAGTTGGTAAATATGATTGAAACTGGAGAATATCAAAAAGATACTCAAGTTTCACTATCTCGTATTAAGGAAGTTACCAAACGAAATATTGGTGATATTTGGGAAGAGGATGGTAGTGTTTACGAACAAAAATCATATGGTAAAGTAAAACAATCTAAATTATCAAACGAACTTTCTAAGGTAAGGAAGTATTTAGAAGAACAATCTAAGTGTAAATCAGATGATTGTGAAACCAATACCTATTCAAGAGCAGATAAAACGTTAATAAGTAAAACTACCTTTTGTGCAGTTTGTTTAGCTAAAAAAGAACAACAAATTAAGTTAGATGGATTGTGGAAAGAATATGAGGAATATAAGATATATTCTAATATGGCTGCACATGGTACTGATACAATAGAAAAGTGGAATCAGGCATTACACGAAGTTTCCAATATTCACGAATACATTAATGATGATGGTTCAGTTGAAAAGTGGGCATCTAATGAAGATGTACAAACATTAAGAACTCAGATTGAAACTGATATCGAAAATGGTAAGAAAGAACTTACGGAAGTTATAGAAAAAAGAAATACAGCCTTTTTGAAATTAAAACCTATGAACTATGAATTGGTTAAAGAAATTTGATTTAAAAACAATATTAATAATGGTACTATGTGTAGTATTATTAATTAGAAGTTGTGGTGGTGATGTAGTAGATGAAGCAAAAGAGATAATAGAAGTAGATGGTACAGATTATGAATTATTAGAACAAAAAACTGATACCATTTATGTAGAAAGAGAAGTTAAAGTAACAAAGTATGTACCAAAGTACATCACAAAAGAAGTAATTAAGGAAGTGGAGATACCAGTAGATGTGGATTCACTTGCTATTATAAAAGATTACTTTGCAAAAATAACAGTTAAAGATACATTAAGTCTAACATACGACTTTCCAGATGTAGTTACTGATTCATTAGGTAATAAACCAAGTGGAGATTTGGGATTCGGTATCTTAACTGATATTATTTCACAAAACTCAATCGAATCAAGAGAAATAGATTGGTTCTTTAAGATTCCAACAGTTTATAATACAACAATTGTAAAAGAATTACCAAAGAATGAATTTTATTGGGGTATTAATGGTGGATTCAATAAAACCGATGTTATTAGTAATGTTGGTGGTGGGTTAATCCTAAAAAGTAAAAAGAATAATTTATACCAATTAGGTTTAGGTATTCAGAATAATTCAAATACTTCACAATTAGCACCATTTGTTAGTGCTGGTATGTATTGGAAGATAGGAAAAAAGAAATAATTTGGCTAATAAAAAACAATCATTAAAGCAGATAATAGCGTCAGAGTACAAACAATGTGCAGCTGACCCTATTTACTTTATGCGAAAGTATTGTATGATACAGCATCCAGTAAGGGGTAAGATTCCTTTTCAATTATATCCATTTCAAGAAACTACATTGGTTGATTTTAAAAACCATAGATATAATGTTATTCTTAAATCAAGACAAACTGGTATATCAACTTTAACAGCTGGCTTCTCATTATGGAAGATGTTATTCAATGATGATTTTAATTGTTTAGTAATTGCAACAAAACAAGAAGTAGCAAAAAACCTAGTAACCAAAGTAAGAGTAATGAATCATTATCTTCCTTCTTGGTTAAAACTAACAACAGTTGAAGATAACAAACTATCGTTAAGATACTCAAATGGTTCTCAGATTAAAGCAACTTCAGCTGCCAGTGACGCTGGTCGTTCTGAAGCACTGTCTTTGTTGGTATTTGATGAAGCTGCATTTATTGATAAGATTGAAGATATATGGATATCGGCTCAATCTACATTATCAACGGGTGGTAATGCAATTATACTTTCTACTCCAAATGGTGTAGGTAATTTCTTTCACAAAACATGGGTAGGTTCTGAAGATGGAACAAACGGATTCAATAATATTAGATTACATTGGAGTGTACATCCAGAAAGAGACCAGAGTTGGAGAGATGAACAAGAAACATTATTAGGGCCAAAAGGAGCAGCACAAGAATGTGATTGTGACTTTGTAAGTTCTGGTGATTCGGTTATTGACCCACAAGTACTTTTATTCTATAAAGAAACATTTGTACAAGAACCTATCGAAAAGGGTGGATTTGATGGAAATCTTTGGAAATGGCAATATCCTGATTATAGTAAAACTTATATAGTAGTGGCGGATGTTGCTAGAGGAGATGCATCTGATTACTCGGCAGCTCATGTTATTGATGTAGATTCATCTGAACAAGTTGCAGAATATAGAGGTAAATTGGACACAAAAGATTTCGGAAATTTCTTAGTATCGTTATCAACCGAATATAACAACGCATTGTTGGTAATTGAAAATGCAAACATTGGCTGGGCAACCATTCAACAGGTTATTGATAGAAACTACCCTAATCTTTATTATATGAATAAGGATTTAAAATATGTAGATGTAGACCATCAACATTCAAATAGATATAGGTCTCAAGATAAAAGTATGGTGGCTGGATTTTCAACCACATCAAGAACTAGACCTTTAATTATTTCTAAGTTAGAAGAGTATGTTAGAGAGAAATCCATTATAATACGTTCAGTTAGAACTATTGATGAATTATTCACATTTATATGGATGAATGGTAGAGCCGAAGCAATGAGGGGCTATAACGATGATTTAACAATGTCATTAGCTATTTCACTATGGGTAAGAGATACTGCTTTGAGATTAAGACAAGAAGGTATTGATTTAACCAAACAAGCTATAGATGGTATATCTACACATACTTATAGTGGGATATATGGTGGAGATGACAATGAAGATAATCCTTGGCAAATGCAAATAGGTAATGATGTGGAAGATTTAACTAAATGGTTATAAATTAAAAGTTTTATATTTATATAGTATAGGTTAATTACAAGATTTAAAAATGAAAAATTACTCTAAAGAACTTTATAGGGAATTTAAATTAAGTTTAGATGAAAACATCACAGAATATGATGTTGAAAATTCTACTGATTTAAATGAGTTTATTAGCTTTCTAAAAACAATGAAAGAAAATATTAACGAAGCAGAATACCAGGGTAGAAAGGTAAAACTTAATAAACCAACGAGGGGTGATGTTAAAAAGTTTAAAGTGTATGTAAACAACCCAAAGGGAAATGTTGTAAAGGTAAATTTTGGACATGGTGGAACATCGGCTAAAAAAGCAGGTGAAAAAACAATGCAAATACAAAAAGATATCCCATCAAGAAAAAAGGCATTTAGAGCAAGACACAATTGTGATACTCCTGGCCCAAGAACTGGTGCTAGGTATTGGAGTTGTAAAGCATGGTAAAAATTAGGATATATCAAATTTTTTTTGTATCTTAGTGAGGTTATAACATAAAGAAAATATAAATGGCAGAACAAAATAATAGTTCATTTTTCGATAGATTAACGAAACTCTTTTCTACTCAAGCAATCGTAACGGTTGATAAGGATGGAAAACGAACAGTAGTTGATACCGATGATAGACAGCAAAGTGGTACTAATCTTTTTAATTTAAGAGATAGGTACACAAAACTACAAAGGTCTTTTTCTCAAGACAATATGGCAGCTCAATCAATGGCATACCATCAAGTTCGTAGGGAATTGTTTAGAGATTATGATGCAATGGACAATGACCCAATTATCTCATCCGCATTAGATATATATGCAGATGAATCAACATTAAAAAATGAATTTGGAGATGTTGTACAAATTAAATCAAAAAACGAAAAAGTAAAAGAAATATTAGAAAATCTTTTCTATGATATTCTTAATATAGAATTTAACCTATGGTCTTGGACAAGAAATATGGTTAAGTATGGAGATTTCTTTTTACTACAAGAAATACAACCAGGTGTTGGTATTATTAATGTAAGACCACTTCCAGTTTACGATACTGAAAGATTGGAAAACACCGATGAAACTAATCCCAACTATATTAAGTTTAAAGTAAATAACGACCCAAATGGAAAAGGCGAATATGAGAACTATGAAATAGTACATTTCAGATTATTATCAGATACAAACTTCCTTCCTTATGGAAAGGCAATGATTGAAAATGGTAGAAGAATTTGGAAACAAGTTTCTCTTATGGAAGATGCTATGTTAATCCATAGAATTATGAGAGCTCCTGATAAAAGAGTTTTTAAAATTGATATTGGTAATATACCTCCACAAGAAGTTGATAACTACATGCAACGAATTATCAACAAAATGAAAAAAACTCCATTTGTAGATAAACGAACTGGAGATTACAACTTAAAGTACAATATCCAAAATCTAACTGAAGATTTCTTTTTACCTGTTAGGGGTGGTGATAGTGGTACACAAATAGAATCATTAGGTGGATTAGAATATACAGCTATCGATGATATTGATTACTTAAAAAATAAAATGTTTGCAGCTCTAAAGATTCCAAAAGCATATTTGGGATATGATGAGAATGTAAATGGTAAAGCAACTCTAGCTGCAGAAGATGTGAGATTTGCAAGAACAATAGAAAGAATACAACGAACTTTAATATCTGAATTAACTAAGTTAGCAGTAACTCATTTAGCAGCACAAGGTATTGAAGGTAATGAAATGGTAGATTTTGAATTAGATTTAGTTAATCCATCTACTATATATGAACAAGAGAAGGTAAACTTATGGAGTGAGAAGGTTAGATTAGTTTCTGATATATCTCAATTAAATATGGTATCTAAAGATTGGGCATATAAAAATATATTTAACTTTAGTGATGATGAGGTTGATTTCCAAAAAACTCAACTTATTAATGACCTTAAAGATAGGTTCAGATATCGTTCAATTGAAGATGAAGGAAGTGACCCAGCAATGGAATCAGAACCAACTGATGTTGAAGATGAGTTAGAAGAGTTGAAAACTGAGTTAAAGAACAAAGGTGGTAGACCAAGAGAGGGAAACACTTATGGTAAGGATAAGCACCCACTTGGGAGAGACCCGCTGGGAGCTAAAGAAAATCAAAAAGCATTAAAAAAGACAGAGTCTACAATAAAGAAAGTTGCTAAAGAATATGTTAATGGTGTTTCAGCGAAACGGAAGTTAATGGGTGAAAACGGAGACTTTTTAGATGATGTAAATTTGATTGATGAATAAAAATTTAGGAAATCAAAATTAACTTATATTTATATACGATACATAATGTCGTATATTGATATATTATTATAGGATAAAAACATAATGAAGAGGGTAAAACATTCAAAATTTAAAAACACAGGTATCATTTTCGAACTCCTAGTAAGGCAAATAACCTTAGAAGTTCTTAATGGAGATGTTACTGAGAAGGCTAAAAAAATCGTAAGTGAGTTTTTTAGTCCAAAAACCGAGTTGAACAAAGAGTTAAGATTATACGAACTTCTTATGAAGGAAAAGTATAATACTGAATCCAGAGCTGAAAAGTTCATCGATACAGTTAACGAAGCTCATAATCGTATTGACCAAAAACAATTACATAAAGA